TTTGAATAGAGTCTTCGAAACTACTCATTTTCTCACCTGAATGAAGTAGGCAATAACGTCGTCATTGACCGGCTTTTTTTCGATAGCCACGACGGACCAACGTTCGCCGCCAAAATCTATTTTGTCTTCCATCTTCGGCAACACGCTACTGTCAGCTTTGACGACCATGTCACCGGCCTGAATAGTTGCCCCATTAACCAAACGAGCGTTAACCGGAACCGGAGCCGATATCATCGGAATTTTAGTATCAGCCGAGCGGATAAACTCACCAGAAACTTCGTCCCAGACACGCCCCCCTGCTCGCACGAGGGTAACAGAGCTGCCGTACTTAGATAGAAGACGGGTCGCAACACCCTGCATCCTTTTACTGAATACGCTACCCATATCAACCCCGCATAACCCGGAAGGATGAGCCGCCGCTCGCCCCACATAAAAGGGGGCGTAGGGCGTCTAAAGCCGCCGTGATGGTTGTGGTAGCGCCCGTTGACCCGGTGTCGAAGTAGGTCACTGTAACAGCGCCTTCTACGCGCTCGGAGGCTGTAGCGCGACCGTCGGTCGAGCCGCGAACGTCAGTGCCGGCGCCATACTCAGCGGCGGCGATAACCTGTGCCTGAAGCACAGATGCAGGCACACTATTAGCCGCTACGGAAAAGCCGTACAGCCAAATGCCGGTGCGCGGAAACGCCAAAGTTTGATACGGTGAGACCCGGCGACCACACATCGCGACTTCTTGTAGGCCGACGTACACAGCGCCATTACGGAGCGCAATTTCGGCCGCAGTGTCGTCTTCAGGCAATTCCAGGCCGTAGCGCGTCGCCAAGGCGCGAGCGTCTGACAGGCTCACATAAGAGTCAGCACCAGCAACAACGGACCCATCCTCGACAATAAGCGCCATATTTTACTCCTCACCCAGCGTATTGCGCCGACGACGACGTTTAACTTCATCACCTCCGCCGTTGCGCACGGCCTCAGCGCTATCAGGCTCTACGGCAACTAATTCTTCTTTGACGCTGTCGCGTTTAAGGACGAGCTGACCGTCAACTTCTTCCAGCCCATTATATTTTTCGCGGACTACATAATTATCTTGTGGCATGTTAAATCCTTAAAGAGCGGCCCGCAGGCCGCTTAAGTTATGCGGTAACAGTGACAGTAGTGCTGCCTGAGATTACGTTGCCGTAGTCGTCTTGCACAACCGCTTTATATACACCGGCGTCTGCCGCGGTGGCGCTCGCTTTAGTGTAGGTACGGCCTGTTGCGCCTGGAATAGCATTACCACCTTTGTACCATTGTACTGAGTAGGGTTCGAGACCGCCAGTCAGTGCGATAGTCAGGGTTAGCGCCGCGCCGGTTGCGACAGATTTAGTCGCGGGCAGTGCAGTAGAGAAAGACACGGCGGTAACGTTAACCATGCCTACTTCAATCTGACCGTTCGCGTCAGCGTCAGAGAGGCCGGTCGAACGGCGTTTAATTACGTCAACCATTTAAAACTCCTTATGGTGCAATGACGCCGGCAGCGCGAAGCGCAGCAAGCAGTGCGTTAAAGTTTTCTTTAGTCGGCGCCGCGGTCAAATCCGCGATAGCCGGCTGGAGAGTGACACCGCCGCGCTGCGTAGCCGTGGGCTTTTTGTTCCCCGCCATCGCCGTGCTGTCAGTGGTGCCGACCTTTAAGGTCTCGGCCTTCGCCATACTGCGCGGCAGCCCTTTACCGGTAGTAGCCATAATTCCTCCTGCTGTATATGCAAAGAGGGGCCTAAAGCCCCTCCAGGATTATACGCTACGCTTACGCGCCTACGCCAGTTACCAGGAACGCAATCGGCACATGCTTACGGTCGACTACACGGTCCCAGTTAGAGGCGTTCGCCAGGTCCTGCCAGGAAGCAGAACGCGGAACAGTCTCGCTGCCGTTGCCGGTGATGACTGCGCTGGTGAAGGTGTAGCCCAGCGGGTGCATCAGCCAGGTTTTGCGGCTCCACAGCGCCTCAACGCCGCCGCCGTTACCGCGGGATTCCTGACGCTCATATGCCAGCGGGGTGGTCGGGTTGCCTTCGCCGTAGCCAATGGCACCGTTGCCGAAAATAACGCTGATGAATTTACGCGCGTTACCGGTACCGACCACAGTCATCTCGTCGTCACGAACAACACGATAACCCTGGTAGGTGGCAATCATGGTGTTGTTATCCGCATCGCGAATAAAGTCGATAAGCTGCTGTTTGCGCATCTGGCCGTACACGAAACTGTGCATGGCAATAACACCTAACACTTCACCGCCAGGGCCGCCGAGAGCGTCGCCCATAGTCTGGGTAGCGTCGATGAACGCGCCGGCGTCGAAGCCCGAAGTGGCGGACACGTCAATCACCATGTCATCTTGAGTGTGGCTTGCGTCGGTTGCGGCTCGGTTGTCGTTGTAGATGCCGAGGGTGGTTGCGAGCAGACGGCGCTGCGCCTGGCGCTGCCAGAAGTCATCGAGACGAGCGGCAACGGATTGCAGCGGGTTCTGACTGGTCAGCTCTACGGTCAGGTCTGCCTGGCCGAATGCTTCGTTCAGGTACGCAACGCGAACCATCATCTCGCCGGTGTTAATAGCGCGCGGAGTTGCTACGTCCTGATAAATGTCGTTTGAGTAGTTAGGCTCAATAGACGCATCAATCGCTTTCCAGTACGGAATATTCGCCAGGTTAGACGAGCCGCGTGCAATTTCAGCCGCGTAAGGGGTCGGCGTCAGAATACCAGACTGGAAAAACGCGGTGCGTTCTACCGGGTCTTGGGTCATATATGACAGCAAAACAGGCACATTACCGGTTACGATGTCGCCGATGGTGGTGATAGCCATATCAGTTCCTCAAAAGTTTAAGCTGCCGTTGGAATTCGGCGGGATTGGTTCGGTTCAGCTCCAGCCTTTCGGCCTCGGTCATGTCTTTAAACGTTGGTGCGGCCCCGCCGCTTTTGCCACCGGCAGCCCCGCCGCCAGAAGCTGCGTTAGCCTTAATCAAATGGCTGAACGCTTTATGCTCACGCAGATATTTACGGAACTGGTCTGCGTCTGTCGTGATGACGTTGCCGTTGGCATCAACGAATTTGGTTACCACGTCCTCGCCGTCGAATTCTGTTTTAACAAACGGCGCCACGGCGTCAACGGCTTCGGGGACGATAAAATCACCTACGAAACTGCCTAACACGGCTTTCCGTTCGCTACCCAGTACGCGGTTAGCCAGCGCACTGTATTTCGCGTCTTTCTCGGCCAGTACAGGTTCATACTGACCACGAATCGTTTTTTCGAACTCATCCATTTTGCCGGCGTTTTTAAGCGATTCCTGGTGCTCGCGTTGCCGTGCAGCCTCTTCTTCTTTCGCCTTACGCAGCGCCTCTTTCTTCTCCGAAAGTAACGCCTCGTTATTGGCCTTTAGGCCCGCGACCAGCTCAGCGACTTCTTCTTCGGTATAGGTCTTAACCGGAGCACCGCCAGCCGGTTTATCATCTTCGCCCGCTTCGTTCATCAGCGGAAAACGTAAAAAACGATTCATAGTCAGTATGTCCCCTGGACGTTGGGAGCCGGGCCACCCGGCTCTACACTGTCAAGAATAAATTATTCCACAGGAGAAGGCAACTATTCCTATTGACACTGTTATATTACTGTTCTAATAGCAGCGATAACTTAAACAGGAGTAATTTTATGAAATACATGGGTAGTAAAGCGCGCCTGAGTAAGAAAATATTATCCGCGATGCCTACGCTTGAAAGAAATTATGTAGAGCCTTTCGCGGGTGGTATGAATATGGTAGCGGCCGTCGGTGATGCGCAATCACGCCACGCCAATGAGTTAAATCATTACGTAGTGGCAATGTTTCAGGCTTTTCTTTCTGGATGGGAACCAGAGCATATCGACCGGGAAACCTACGCAAAATTAAAAGGTTTAAACGGGCCGGACCATCTCATAGGTTGGGCAGGTGTTGCGTGCTCGTACTCTGGTAAATGGTTTGGTGGTTACGCGGGCATTGTGGAGACTAAAGAGGGTCGTCGTGACTACCAGGGCGAGGCCATAAAGAACGCCATCAAACAGATAGCAGCTATGAAAGGCGTTACTTTCTCCAGCATGAGTTACGAAGAACTGGAGATACCCGACGGCAGTCTTGTGTACTGCGACCCGCCATACGCAGGGACTACGGGCTATCGGGATAGTTTCGATTCAAGGGCTATCGGGATAGTTTCGATTCAAGGGCTTTCTGGCGATGGGCTAAGAAACTTTCTCGGTACTGTGATGTTTACGTTTCGGAGTATACCGCGCCAGATTACGCGCATGAGATTCTTGCTATGCCAGTCAGGTCCAGCCTGAGCGCTAATGGATTATCAGGTGGCTCTAAAGAATCTGTAGAAAAGCTGTTCCGACTATAAAACTAAAGCCCCGTAAGGGGCTTTTCTCATTCTGTCACGTTACGAATCCAGT